TGTAAATTTTAATAATTTTTCCAGAATCAGGAGCAACTACAAAGCTACTACCTGATGTACTAATATTATGAATTTTACCTACTATAAAATAATCGTTTAATGTTCTCATTTGTTTTCCTTTATCGTTCCGAGCTCTAGCTCTTCAATAAAAAAGGGGGAGTTAATCTCCCCCTAATAAATTAGTTTTACCTAACCTTATGCTAAGTTAAAGATACCATAAGATGCGTTAGGATTTCTTGCTTCACAAGTCCACTCACATAACATTAGTTTTTGACTAGCATCTGAAGTGTCTGATAAGTCTTTAGTTTGGAATGGTCTTAAATAAGCAATCGCCCATTTAGACATATCTAAAATATCAACTCTATTTGCATTCTGATATCTATCTGGAACAAAAGTTACAGTTGAGAAATCAGAAACATACACATCAACAGCACCGATAACTCTTTTATCGTCAATGTTTTTTGTGTTTGTAGCGATACCATTGAAACCAGAAGCAGTTTGCTTATGTGTTGAGTTCATTAACACAACATTCGGCTCTCCACCTAGTTCGTAACATTTCTTTAGACCATCTTTTAATAAGTCCTCAGTAAATGCAACATCAGTTCCACCTGCTTCTGCAGTTGATCCATTTCCAGTTGGTACAGTTCCACCATTTTTATAGTAGTTGTTCGCTGCACTACCTGTGCCTGGAACATTACCACCATAATAAGTGTCAATACTTCCACTTTCTCTTGCAGTACCAGATGATCCTGCAGCTTTTGCATTTGAAGTATTAATGTTAGCAAATTCAATATCCCGTTTCAGCTCCTTGCCTACTTTAGCCATTTGATATGCCAGTTCTTGACCTCTGCCCCAGTTAGAAACAGCTTGGTCTGTGCCTGTTACACCAACAGCTTTCGCTGTGATCTGAGTATAGTTTTGAAGTTTTACAGTCGGAGCTCTTGTGTCCAATCCGTAAGTATGACCTTCGACTTGTGCATTAGCTGCAGCTGCCTCTAGTGCATCTGTTTGCCATTCGTGTAAAGTTTGAATAGCTGTGCTTTTTCCTGCGTTGCTCATAAATGGAGTTTCAACTGGCGAAATATTATAAATTACATCAGCTATATCCTGTTTTATACCAACACGATCAAAAGTTTCCGTGACATTCGTTGGAATTGCCATAGTTTATCCTTTATCGTTATTGGAGCATTTCGAGAAATACATCCTTTGCATCCTCTAGTCCTCCAGATTGTTTCAGTTTTGTCATTCTCTTGGCAATATCCTGTTGTTTTTCTGAATTTTCTCTTACATTTGAAGCATTAGAAGAAACAACTCTAGGAGTTTTCTTTACTTTTTTTCCTTCAAGTTTCGTTTTCTTTAATTGATTATATCTATAAGCATCAGCTAATAAAAGAATTGCTCTATGATCTACCATCATAGAAATTTCTTTATCGCTATAACCACTTTCTTTTGCAAAACTAGAAAGTCTTTTAGTAAATTCCACACCTTTTTCTTTGTCTGCATAGACAGGGAGTTTTTCAGCTAAGATTTGTCGTTCCTTTGCAATGTAATCATTATAAACTTTCTCTTGCTCGGATCGTTGTTCTTGTTGAATGCGTTGTCTTTCTTGCTGTGCAAGTTGCAACATTTCTTTTTTCTTATCTGACTCTGCTTTCATTTTTACATACTCAGCAGGATCAGAATTGTAAAGACCATCCCAATCAATGTTTTCTTCTTGCTTTAAATTTTGAGATAAAACCTCTAATTGTTCAGCATATTGGTTTCGAGAATTTTTGACTGCTTCGAGTTCTTTCGTTAAGTTTTGTTGCAATGATTCAATATCTTTGCGTTTATCACTTAACTCCATATTCTTTTTGGTATAGTTTTTTTCTAACTGATAGCCTTTCTTCAACTCTTGCAAATTAACTTTATAATCTTCGCCATTAACTTTGACATCATAAAGTGTTTCCTCGTTTTCAGAATTGGCTTCTGTATCATCCACTATTTCTTGTCCATCTAAATCTTCTAGTAAGGGATCGCTATTATCTTCTTCAAGAGTAGCTTTCTCTTCTTCCAATTTAGGTGTTTCAGACTCTT